TGATCAACAACTGCTAAAATAAATCCTTGCTGAATTTATAGGGATTGGTTTATTGTGTGTTTCTGAAAGAAGGCGATGGAATGGCTACCGCGCAGCGGTTTAGTTCTTCAAATCGTAATCCTCAAATCACTCTTTACGAGTTGTTGATACAAAACGTAGTCCGGGTATTCAGACCCGTTTGATAGCGGACATAAATGTTTGCGCTACGCGTCAATTCTTACCTGGTCTTACCCGGTCTTACCCGCAAAATACCTTGTCAAGTCCTTTAACTGCCGTTTGAGAGCCGCTCAGACCCACCCAGAGCCAGCCGGAGAAAACACAAAAATCAGGGCTTATAATGCAGCCATGAAAAAAGGACGGACTTCTAAACCCGATAAACTCGAAATTCAAAAAGCAATCTGTAATATGATTGCCGCATCAAACAAATCTGTCCGCAGTATTCTCAGGGAATTATCAAAATCTATGAATGGCATACCTGATTTGTCCACATTCATGGAATGGCTCAGCGATAAAGAATTTGCACAGCAATACGCGCGAGCGAAAGAAGAACAGTACGCGTTTTTAGCGGAGGAAATACTGGAAATTGCCGACGATGAAAGCCTTGATGTTGCCTTTGACGATAAGGGCAAGCCGTTTGTTGACAAGGAGCATATCACCCGCTCCAAACTCCGTGTGGATGCCCGCAAGTTGATTTTAAGTGAACTAAAGCCGAAGACATCCCTGGACAAAACAAGCGCGGGGCATGGCGCGGAGACAGGTTTAACCGTTAACATTATTGATAAATTTGAGGTCAAGTAGTGGAGATCACAATTCCATACAATTACACGCCGCGAAATTATCAGACAGGCTTGTTTAATTGCCTTTCAAGCGGTTATAAGCGCGGGGTGGCTGTATGGCATAGACGATCAGGCAAAGATAAGACTCTGTTAAATCTCAGCGTAAAAGAAGCCCACAAGCGCGTGGGAACGTACTATTACTTTTTCCCAACGTATAACCAGGCGAGAAAAGCTCTCTGGGACGGAATTGACCGCGACGGATTTAAGTACATGGATCATATCCCCGAAGAGCTGCGCGAGAACACAAATCATAGTGAAATGAAAATCAAGTTAAAGTGCGGCTCAATCATTCAGTTCATCGGGACGGACAATATTGATTCGATCATGGGTACTAATCCCGTCGGGTGCGTGTTTTCTGAGTACAGTCTGCAAAACGCCGAGGCATGGGATTTAATCCGGCCTATTCTAACGGAGAATGGCGGTTGGGCGCTTTTCAATTACACGCCCAGGGGAAGGAACCACGGATTTCTCTTGTACGAAATGGCGAAGAATAACCCCGAATGGTTCTGCGAATTGCTGACCGTCGACGATACCGATGTCATCACCGCCGGCATGATCCAGGCTGAACGCGAATCAGGGATGTCGGAAGAGAAGATCAAGCAGGAATACTATTGCTCATTTGAGGCGTCTCTTCAAAAATGCTTTTTTAGCGGCGTGCTTGAAGATCATAAATATTTACAGTCCGGAAACACAGGCAGTATTCTAGTTGATAAAAAGACAAAAGATATTGATTTTGTCGAGAATTCGCAGGGAACGATCGAACTGTGGCGTTTCCCGTATTTCCTGACGTATGGCTGGGATCAGCACTACTGGAAATATCGCTATTGCATCGGCTCTGATATTTCCGAGGGATTGCAGCAGGATTATTCTGTGGCTTATGTCTATGATCGCTGCAAAAAAGAGTTTGTCGCCCGTATGCGCACAAATACGATTGATTCGTATAAGTGGGGGGACAGGCTTTTTAATCTTTCGCGGTATTATGAAAACGCGCTGATCGTTCCGGAGAGAAACGGCGCGGGCATCACCACGATTGACAGGCTCATCACCCTAAATGCTAATTTATATGTCAAAGAGAAAATTGATTCAATCGGCAAGGTGCTCACAAAGCAATACGGTTTTTTAGAGACTGCCGAAGCAAAGCAGCTTGTCTGCGGCTCTCTTAAATCATATCTGGCAACGCACAAGCCCGTATATTGCCGGCAGTTGCTTTCGGAGTGTTCTACTTTTATCAAGGATGAAGAAAAAGAAAAGCTGGGCGCGGACAGCGGATTTCATGATGATTGTGTGATCGCTGCGGCTCTGGCCCTGCATGGAGATTTTTATCTGCCGAAGTGTGAAAAGATTCCGTTGCCGGTGAGTGGCTGGAGAGCGCGTCAGGCAGAAGAAAAGAAAGAGGGGGAAATATGGGCGAGTTGAATAGGGAGAAACTTAAGCGCACAAAAGAAGTCGTTAAACTCGATGGCCGTTTATTTGAGGCCTGTAATGAATTACGGCACACGGTTGAAAATTTAAACCAGAACGCGGATATTATTATGGCTCAGGGACTTTACCGAAAGAAAGACCCGGACGCGATTATGACAATTGATTGTGACGGAGTCGTGGTGGGCTACAAAATAAAGGAGTGTTCACCGCTTGAGATCAATCCGTATTACGACCGGTATGTTTATGTGAGGACTCCAAATTACCGGCTTAAAGATTTATCAGACAAGGAACTGGCGGCAATAAAATTTACCGTATTGGATGCGTTCTTTGAACAGCAGCAGGGAGAGATTCATGTTGAAGTTATCGGGGAAGGGGCGCTTTTGATGTGGCAGCGGTTCATGGTGGCTTTCGCGTACAAATATCAGAACGCGACTGTGCAGGTGCCAAAGGAATATTTGGGTTAAAATAATATGCAAAACGATGATTCGACATCAGTAACTCCCACTTCGGGAATCAACATCAAGAAAATACAGGAATCCGGTGCGGATGACAAGGTTGTGGAAGTCTATCGCCTTTTGAAGCGATACAAGGAAGACACCGACCGGCAGGATTGGGAGAAACAGGTCTATAAGCGCGGCTGGGAAGTTGCCTGGGGAAAAAAGGACGCCTTGTGGTCGGACGAAGAAAAGAACCAGATGATTAATCGCGGGCAGATTCCTATTGCCATCAATGATGTCAGCAAAGGCATTCAGGGAGCCGCGGCAGTGGCTACAGCCAATAAGCCTGGGATTAATGTCAAGCCGATAGGTTCGTCTGATTTGTACGTAGCGGAACTGCTCAAGCGCGGGTTTGATTTTGTGTGGGGGCAGAATAACGGCGGGGAAGTCCTGTTTGATGTGGTGAAGGAATGCAAGACGGGGTCGCTGGGCGTGATCGATGTCAAGTTCGATGAATCCAAAGGCAAGTTCGGTAAAATCATTTTCCTCTCCGATAATCCTCTGGATTACTATTTTGATAAGAAGTCGCGGCTTGCCAGTAAATCGGATTCCCATATTATAAAGGCTCATCTGATTACGCGAGAATATGCCAAAGCCAATTACGACGTCAGCGATGATGACCTTGAGTTTAATATGGTTCCGAAGGATTCCGAAGAAGGTGAATCCTCCGCAGGTCATCCGGGAGAGGACGAATACGCTCGCATGCAGACTTCCGAGGATAAGGACAGTAGTGTTGAGAACGATCCCGCAGACGACGCCGATGTTTATGAAATCGAAGCGTGGCTGATCAAGAAGGAGAAAGCTTACTCTGTGATGACGGTTAACCCGCAAACGTCCGCTGTCGAGAAGTTTGATTTCGATACAAGCAAGGAAGCCAAAGAAAAGAAGGAAGAATTGGAGAAAGAGTTTGGATTGACGGTCACTTACAAAGAGAATGTTACCGAAGTCCGAAAGCAGCGGATCATTGTCGGCAAGAAACTCATCTCCGAAGAAACCAATCCTTACGGTTTGGATTCCGACGGCGATCCGGTTATTCCGAAACTGTTAATCGGCCATGATCGGTCGTACAGCGGCTATTTTGTGGGGCCGACGTACAGGGCTATCGAGATCAGCAAGAGCCGCAATAAACGCCGCACACAGACGGTTTATGTCATTTCTAAGAACATTGACGCGCCTGTCATGATGACGGAGGGCTGCAAGTGGGAGAACGATCCCAAATACGGCGATAGCCTGAAGGTGCCCAAAGACGCGCCGTTTCCGCCTTCGCGATTACTGCCCGGAACAACGTCTTCAGAACTGATGGCGATGGAACAGCGCGACGAGGTGGCGCTCAATGATGAGTTCGATATGCAGGAAGTTATGAAGGGGAAACTTCCGCCGGGCGTTGATTCCGGCAAACTGGTTATCGCCCTGCAGGATCAGGCCGGCATGATGTCTACACCATTCTTAGGCGTGGTGGAATCAACCATTGAGAAAACGGCAAAAGTTATCTTTGCTTTGATGTTGAGGCACTGGCCCCGCCAGATGTGGGAGCGTTTGATTGATCCGGATGAAGTGAGCAACTGGCAGCCGGAAAAGGACAAACAGATTGACCCGAACACGGGAGAGACCGTGCCGCCCAATCCTAACGATATCCAGGCCAAGTGGATAGCGGCTGTCGATCAGGTACGTCCCGCGGACATTACCAAGGACCCTCCGATTGATCTGGAAGGTCTGCATATCAAGATTGTTGCCGGTTCGACGACGCCGACAAACAGGATGGCCAAAAGGCTTGATGCCATGGAAATGGTGAAAGCCGGTATTTATCCGCCGGAGATAGCTCTTGATTACATTGATGACCCGAATGCGGATAAAGCAAAGATATTGTTACAGCAGCAGCGTCAATCCGAAATGCAGGCTATGGTTGCTCGCAGCGGAAATATCAGGGGGTAAGAATATGGCAGAATTAAAAGTGTTTTCACCTCCGGCACGTTCGGACCACCTTCGCCAGCGGAGGAAAGAAAAAAATTGTCATTGCGAGGCGACCCTTGGGAGCCGTGGCAATCTCGTAAGACATGAGATTACCACGCCGCGCGAGGCGCGGCTCGTAATGACAGAGGAAGCATGTGAAATCATTGAATATTATTAAAAGATTTTTCGTCTATCTCTTGACATTCTGGTTGCTTATGTTGAATCCATTCGGCGTGTCCGTTGCTTATTCGCAAAATATTAATTGGCAAACTAACTCTATCTGGAAGTGCAATAGCCTCGGATGTAATCCAATCATTTATCGTTTTGACGGGATTAGAAATAAAAGACAAACCATTTTTCTCGATAGATTTTTTGATAGTGTTCTGCTCGCCAACAAAAGTAACATCAGATCTACCTGTTTCAAGTCGTGTTTTATGTTGAGTGGGATTATACCTATATTCTACCTTGACTGGCTGTGCAACGCAAGAAACGACATAATGAGTTGTTACATAGAAAATAGGAGAAGGCTTGGCATCAACCGCAATAATAGTAGATACAGCCGTTCTATCTTCGGTATTATAAGTCTTCATGAAGAATTCTTTATTTTCTTTCCTCATCGCATTAATAAATATTTCGATCCTCCTCTTGAGAACCGTATTATAGATATTGATTTTGCTTTCTATGCTCCCCCGTTTTTTAAAAGTATTTTTAGCGATTTCTATAGCATTAAAGTTTATGTTTTTGACATGTCCCGAAATAATTCCACACATGGAGAAAAACACATTATTGACTTGTATAATTTTACAACATTTAGAGGAATCTGCCCCATTTATGCTGTCAGCCCCAATAAAAATATCATTATTGGTTCTAATGATAGCAATAGTCGTAGCTTCCGATTGCAAGCAAGTGGACAAAAAAAAGATAAAGAAGAACGCAATAATTATGGCCCTTGTTCTTTTCGAGCAAACACGAATACCGGAGAAATTGATATATGTCCAAATGATGACAATAGATGTTTTCATTTACGCGGTCCTAATACTAATAAATTACCTATATACAATATAAAAAAGGAGGGAAGCAATTGAGACAACTTCTTTCTTATTACAACTACAAAAATAATCAAGCGGAATATACATGCTATGAAAAGATTAGATTTGAAAAGAGCATTGGTCATTATCCAAAAAAAATACCATTTTACTTATTACGATTCAAGAGGTTATAATATGGCAGAATCTAACAAATTAAAGGAGACAAGAATATGGCAGTATTAACACCATCGAAAAGAAATAGTTTGCCGTCATCGGCGTTTGTCTTTCCTGATAGCAGAAAGTATCCGATTCACGACCTTGCGCATGCGCGAGACGCTTTGTCGCGGGTCTCCGAGTTCGGGAGCTCTTCGGAAAAGTCGGCAGTGAGGGCGGCGGTAAACAAGAAGTATCCGACTCTGAGAAAGAGACAGACGATAAAAGGGTAGAGAAACGGCAATTTTAAAAGTGTTTCCTCCTCCGGCGCTTTGCGCCACCTCCGCCAGCGGAGGACATTAATTGTAGGGCGCGTTTCCCCAAACGCGCCGCTCGGATCGTTCGGGGAACGATCCCTACAGTATGACAAAAGAAGGGTAGGGCATGACCGAGGCAATGACTGACGTGCAGAAGAAAATCATCATTGAGATATTAAAAGCACTCAAGGGCATTGAAAGGATGTTGCAGGAACTTATTAAATAACAGCTTACGTTTCAATCACCACACGAAATTAAAGGCGGCTAATCTTGAAAAAGATTGCCGTCTTTTTTTATGCCTTCTGGACGGGCTTTAAATGTCCTGCAATTGGCTACTTGACGGCCACAACAGTCATGCAAAGGAAAGAGAGGAATTATGTTGGGAGATTTCGCAAAAGAGGAATTTAGCAAAGAAGAGCTGGAGGCTTTGGGAGAAGCACCGGCTACTGTTGACGATTCAAAAAAGACGGATGAGGGCACCGGAAAAAGCCCGGAAGAACTTGAAGCCGATAAGGTAGCTGCTGATAAGGCCGCTGCCGCTGAGACAACTCAGGACACTTCCAAAACCGTGATTGATGACAAACCCGCTGAATTGTCAATAGAGGAAAAAGTAATAGCAGAAACCGAAGGTGTCAAGCTCGTCACGGAGAACGGCAAGCAGTATCTCATTGACGATGATGGCGCGAAAATACCGGTGGAAAGATGGCGTAAGAACTTTGCAAAGACACACGCCGAAGTTGACAGCGCTAAAAAGGCCACCGAAGAAACAAGTAGAAAATTAAACCTTCTCAAAGAGTTAGGAACGGAAAAGTTTTACGATCTTTATCCCGATGAAAAACCGGCAAACTATGCACCGCCGGTAAAGTCCGTAAAGACAGACGAAGCGGAGCCACCCGAAGATTTCAACACGATGGTGGTCAATGGCGGCAAGTACAACGGCTGGCAATTAGGCGATGTGGCCAAGGAAGACCCGATAGCGGCAAGCCTTATGCTTAATAATTATATGGAGAGCAAACGGGCGGTCGTCGAAAAGGAATCTAAACGACAGGCGGATTTTCAGCAGAGTTTTGAGCAGGAACGGAATCAGTTTAGTTACAACAGGGCAAAGGAGCTTTTTAACAAGTCCGATAATTTCACGGACGCGGAAAAAGCGCAGGTGGTTAAAGTCTATGAGGATTTATCCAAGTGGATGATTGCCAATAAAAAGAGCCATTACAATATGGAAGATGCCTATGCCCTGATGAACAAGGACCAGATTATCCAGTCCAAAGTTGCCGAAGCCTCCAAAGCCGCAATCGAAAAGCTGACGGCCCCGGGCGCGAAGTCCATTGGCACAGTTTCCACGGATGGCAAACAAACAGGGTTTGAATCCTATTTGACGATGACGGAAGGCCAGCTGACAGATGCCATTGATAATATGACGGATAAAGAATTTAAGACGTTTCTGAAAGACGCTCCGAAAGAATTACGGGATAAACACCCCGGAGTATTCTAACTTTTGTGAAGGCCAACACATAAGGAGTTTTAAAAATGGCTGATTTTACATTTACGACAGGCAACGCCCTGACCCGCAAGGCATGGGCTAAAAAGTGGTGGATGGAAGCAAAGACGACATCGTACTTTTACGAGAACGGTTTTGTGGGGACTTCCGATTCTAATATCATCGTTGAATTCCCTGACCTGCAGAAAGAACAGGGCGACGTTATAACCATAGGGCAAATCCGCGAGCTTTCAGGCGGCGGCGTGCCCAATGACAGTATCATGGAAGGCAACGAAGAAGCTCCGGCGACTTACGACAATTCAATCACGTTGACCCAGATTCGCAACGCGGTGCGAACGGCAGGACGTGAAACCGAAATGCGGGTTTCCGACAATAAGATCAGGGAATACGCCAAAGAGCTTTTACAGCGCTGGATGGCGGCAAAGATCGATCAGGACATCTTCACGGCGTTGGGAAATAATCCGACCAAGGTTATTTATCCCTCCGGCGCCACCACGACCGCGACCATAGCGGCTGGCAATTACATGACACTGTCGTTGATTTCTCAGTGCGTTACCTACGGACGCAAAGCCAAGCCTCTGATTATCGGTCCCACGGTCAAAGGAAAGGCGATGAACGGCGTTCTCGTCATGTCTCCCGATCAGGCTTATGACCTCTCCGAGCGTGACGCGGCATGGGCTCAGGCACAACGTGAGGCACAAAAACGCGGTGACGATAATCCCATTTTCGGGATAGCTCTCGGCGTTCACAAGAACTGCGCGATTCACGATCATCAGAGAGTAGCAACTGTCACCAACTGGGGAGCAGGCGCGAATCTGGCAGGCGCGACGGCCCTGTTCATGGGTATCGGCGCGGGTTCAGTTGCTTATTCCAAAAAGAAAATCTGGGAGGAAAAAACTTTCGATTACCAAAATAAGGCAGGCTTCTGTATCGGCTCGATCTACGGTGTAAGCAAGAACGTGTTTAACGCGGCTGATATCGCGGTTATTGCCGTGAGGACTTACAGAACGAATAACTAACGGATTATGGCGGCTAGTTTGCACTGGCCGTGCAGATGATAAGGGGGTCTCCCGCCCCTGCCGCCACCTGAACACAGGGAGATTGAGGAAAATACTATTATGGCAGCACCAAAAAAGACAGACCCGGTCACGGGAGAAGGGAAACCGAATGACGATGTACTCAAAGGAATAGGAGAACTTAATTTTCAGCCGATACCGTTCAAAGCGGCGCGTATTTCGCGTCCATTTGACGGATATCCCATGAAGAAAGTCACGATAGGCGGGGTAGAAACATATCTGGCTTATGTAGTGGCTCTTAATCCCACGGTTGCCGTCCGGTTAGACCCATCAAACCGGAAAGTGAAAATGAAGGATGGAACTTTTGAGCAGGTTAAAAATACTCATGCCCGTTTTATCCGGGATTACGAGGAAAATGAAAATACCGAAGTTGTCTTTGATCGCATTATGGAAATCGGCGGCAAAGAATACTTCTGCGCAATCGTTCCGTCACATAACGTCCGCGCTCAGCTCTGCTTTAAGTACGATGATAAAAACAAGCGCATTACCGTCGATTCCAATTATTTATTTCTGGATACGGCACAGGATCAGCGCCTTAAACGTGTATTTGAGCAGATCATCAATCCGAAGCTGCAACTTGAGCGCGAGGCGGCATTTATATCCGGAGAGTCCACACAGGACTCCGGAGAAGAAAAAACTCTGACCGAGGACGAGGTCTAGAATTATGGAATCTCAGATAAAACCACTGGGGTTATCCCAACGCAACCTTGTTGACCTGCTTTACATGATCGTGGCAGCGATACAGGGGATTTGCACCAAGCTCGATGCCGATGCCGGCGTGAATCACACGACTCACTTGGCGAACTGCTTTACGGCGAAATTTAACGGAAAGATCGTTGATTCGAGAGACAACAAGGTAACGAACTACATAACAGCCAAAGACAGATATTGGAACTCTATCAAACCGGTAGGAATTTCCGATAAAGGCCTGAACGGGATACTCTATCAGATATTCGATATGATGAATACGCTGACGGCGCAACTCGATGCTGAAAGCCTTGGAGATACCAATTACAACGCTTTGGTCTATGTGGCGATTTATCTCTGGATGGTGAAAAATCAGGAAGGGAACACCCTTGGAAACGGAAACACGTATTGGTTCAATCCGCAGGGGATGACGAATCAGCGGCATTTGATTGATTGCCTGGCGGCGATCGTTAATTCGATTACCGTGCTGACTCAGAAACTTGACGCGGATGGAACCGTGACAGATACAAATTACACGGCGTTGTGGTACACGGCCACGATTCTCATGGTGGTTGAAGATTGCTATGGGAATCAGTACGGCAATAATTCCACGGCGTACACACCTTAAACGGCGCTTTAAACGCCACTATTATGGAGGATATGATGAAGAAACAATTTTGGTTAATCAGTTTGATTTTTATGTTGACGGCAGTTTTTACGCTGCCTGCCTTTGCGTATAACGATTTTTACGCACAGGTTGTTAAGCGGGACAATACCGCTACGGGAAATATCGCTTTAACACCCATTACCACGGGGATAACCTTTCAGGTTCTGGATGCGGGAACCAACACCATTTCCACCCTGACAAAATTCGCGGATAATTCCTATACATCGGTAACTAATCCCGTAACTACTACCGTATTTGCGGTTTCTACCGGCGGAAACGGAAACATTAAGTTCCGCAACGCTAACACAACCGTTGACATTATCGTTACGGACACCAACGGCGGATATTCTGCGGTTGTGAAGGGATTTTCACTTAACATGCACACCATTGTTATTGATGAAACACCGAACATGCCTCACCACGGCATTATATGGTTTGCGCCCTCCACGTCTGAGACGAGTACCGGGGTTTCTTTTGTGCCCGATACTTTTGTCAGTGATGTGCGTGTGCAGGTTATTACCACGGATTCGGCCAAGACGATTGCCGTAGGTCTGTTATCCAGCCAGCCCAACGGAAGCGCGACCGGCTTTATTACCGGATTGCTGATGACCACCGCGGGATATGTCGCGGACACAGCCGTTTCTACAAAGGGATCAAACGGCCAGTATGTCCCTGCCAGCACCTACGGTGCGTTTCTCTATACCAGCACTACCGGAACGGATTCGGCAAATGTTGATCTTGTAGGCGGTAAAACCTATCTTGGTTATATCGTTACAGGTTCCAATGCGACAACGATTTCATACACCGGCAGCGGCGGAACAAGCACGGCAGCGGGTTATATTCATTACTGGTTTACCCGGATGAAATAAATAAGATTGCCACGGCGGTTGAGAACCGCCTCGCAATGACAATTTGACCTAGGCGGGGAAACCCGATAGGGACCCGCCCGGTTAATTAATAAAAATAAAGCACACGGAGAAAATAATGTTCAAACAACTTATTACAATTCTTTTCACACTGCTTTTTATTCTGTTCTTGTCTATGACTGCTTTTTCAGACAATGCGACATCGGGTCATTTGTTTTCTCCTGACGTGAAAGAAATACTAATGCTCATAGGTTTCTTGGTTTCCGTTATTATTGCACCGTTATTGGGATGGCTAGTCAAGAAACTAATTGATGCAAAGGAAATACGAGATGCAAGAAGGCACGAAGATATTCTATTCATGTTTGATAATCATAAACACGTCAGTTTATGCACAAACAAAGAGTGCGGCAATCTGGAAACAGTGAAAGTTTTGATTAATATTCCACAGCATGACAGGGAAGGGTAATTAAATGACAATCGAAGATATTATCAAACCGATTCTTAAAGTCAGAGAAGGTTTCAGCCTGAAAGTCTATAAAGACTCTATGGGGTACGATACGATTTATTACGGCCATAAGGTTGTTCCAGGCGAAGTTTATCTCTTTACACAGGCGGACGCGGACGCTTATCTTGAGAAAGATATATCTCTTGCGGAAATGCAGGCCGGTTTTATCTTTCCCGAATTTAAATCCTTTTCGTTATCCAGACAGGCCGCACTCGTCATGCTGATATTCAATATGGGCGCGGACAAGATCAAGCGCGGGTTTCCCCGTTTTGTCCATGATGTGAATATCGGCGATTGGGACGAAGCGGCGAATGAGCTGAAATACTCTGACGGACAATCCGTCCTTAGCGACTGGTATAAACAGGTCCGCGCGGACAGGGCGGACGAAATTATTAATATGCTGATTAGTGGGTAAGAGAGGATAGATGATTTATGAATATAGCATTACAACCGGGCGATGTGTTTGCAACAAGAAACCCTCAATCTTTGGGGAAATTAATCATGTTCGTTGAAGCCGCGAAGGATGAAAGCAAAACCGCCGAGTATTCCCATGCCGGTATCATTCAGGACAGCAAAGGGAAGACTCTGGAGGCTGTCTGGCATATTGAAGAGCAGAACATATTTACCGATTACAAAGGAAGCAAGGTCATTATCGCCCGATGGAATGGCATGACGGTAGATAATTACAGAAAAGGTTGGGACTCCGTAAAAGGTGAAATCGGCATGACATACCCTTATTATCGCCTTTTGCTTCATCTTGTTGGATTGGCGAGTTTTATTCATTTGGGTTCAGATACGGTGTGCTCTGAACTTGCCGAAAAGTTCTTAATCAATGCTGGGGCAATCATGATTGCAGGTAAAAACTGGTGGGGCCTTACTCCACAGGAACTTGTTGATGAGTGGAGAATCAGTAAATATTTCGATGTAATATGGGAGGGAACAATTTAACGTATAGATTTACGGGTCTAAAGACCCGGACTACGAAAGATTAAGAGGATCTTACACCGGCGGCAAGTTAAAGGAAAAAGATAACCCACGGGTTGGGTCCGTCAAGTATATAAATAAAATACGGAGGAAGTTATGAAATCACAACTGTTGAGATTAAATTTGCAGGACGTGGGGCATGGTTTTATCATGGCCGTGGGCGTGGTGTTTATCGCGCCTATTCTTCCGATTCTGCAAACCGGCGCTTTCCCTGATGCGACAGCCATCAAATCATCTTTGGCGGCGGGACTTGCCGCGGGGTTGGTTTATCTGGGGAAGAATCTCTTTACGAATTCGCAGGGGGAACTCGGCAAACCGGAAATAAGCAGCTCTAATAAAATAGAGGGATAGGGCGGGTCTAAAGACCCGGACTACGAAAGATTAAGAGGTAATTCATGTCTGATTTTCTGACCTTCGCTACGCTGTATCAGGATTGCTGCCGGTTGATCGGCGATCTCAATAAGAGCCGTGTTAATGAAGTCAAATCCGTCATTAATTCAGTCTATCTCGATGAAATGCTGAATGTGGACGAATTAAGGCCGATGTTCTGGCTTCGACAGTTTGACGATTCGATATTGATGAAACTCTCAGATACGGTGGTTTCAATATCAAACGCAAATCCCGCTGTTATGGTAACCACAGCGGACATTTACGCGACCAATGATATTGTGACGCTTTATAATGTGGGGTTGATGCCGCAATTAAGTAACCGCACGTTCCTCCTTACGCGCACCGCGGCATCGACCTACACGCTTGCCGACATCTACGGGAATAATATCAATACGGTGGGCATAAGCGGGTCTACAAGTTCTTATCAGAATGTCGGGCCGGTTAATGGCGTCCAGCACAGGGGAATATCAAGCGCAAAGCCTATCCGGCAGATCATCCAGATGAATCTGATCGGCTTTATCAATCAGTTAACCGCTATCAGCGAGCATGATCTTGAGCAGTCGATCACGTGGTGGGGAAACAGTAAAACGCGTCCGTTGCATTATCATTTGATAAAGGCGTTCACGAATGCCGGAGTTGAGACAAACGTTATTCTCTGGTTCAACTGCAACGATCAGGCATACGGGGTGCGGCTCTGGTACGAGGCAAGGCCCACATTGCTGGTTAATGATGCTGACGTGCCTTTATTGCCTCCGCAGTTTCACGCGGCAATCGAAACGGGCGTAGTCACCCGTCTGGGAGAAAACAAGGTGCAGGTGGAGGCCGGAGTTGTCTGGCCGCAACTCTATAAGGCGCAGTGCGACGCGCTGCGGTCTTACAATAGAAAGCTATGGGCCGATTACGAGAAAAATCAAAGAGGCGAAATATACATGCTATGAAGAAAATAGATTTGGAAAGGGCAATGTGGGCATTGGGTGTTTATATAGACAGATTGGAAAAAACATCACCGTCTTTTCCTGATTTGATGGAATTTAAACACGCCTATTTGAGAATACATCATTTTTTGGTTAAAGCTTCCAGGCGTTCCCATCAAGAATCTCGCGCAACAGCCAACGCGCTACTGTCTCTTGATCAGACTTCCCAACTAATGCCTGCGTTTTTGCCATGCCATAAAAGACCTCTACAACGCCACGGCTTACCGTGTATGTGCCCTGATGACGTGTGCCATTGTGCTCAACTACTACAATGCGATCTGGAAGAAAGGGATATTGTTTTTTGACCATGATTTATGATCCTTTCAATAGAATGGGTTGGAGTATGATTAGCATTTTATTTATTGTTATTCAAGAGGTTGCAAATGCGAGATTACCACGCCGCACGAGGCGCGGATCGCAATGACAGAATAGGGCGGGTCTAAAGACCCGGACTACGAAAGATTAAAATCCACCTCCGCCAGCGGAGGACAAAAAGGATATATGAAATATATTAAATATTTAATTTTCGCTTTTATTTGGCTGACTGCCTCTGTTTGTCTGGCCGATGATCTTGTGCCTTATTCTTTCCCGTTTACCGGCAAGTGGAATCCAACGGAAAACCCGATGCTGCTGGATGATTACGGTTTGCAGGACATTCAGAATCTTCGCAAATGGGAAAACATTTCAGAGGCGTCAAGGGTCATAGCAAGATAAATACGTCGGCTCTTACTCAAACTTGCGGGTGGGGAAACACTTGTGTTGAACCGGTATTTAATGGTTTTCATTTCCGCAAGGGCAATCCGGTTGAATCCCATATTTTCGCTCAAACAATTAATGTTAGCGGTAGTGTTTCTCTTATATTAAAATCGAATAATACCGCTGCGGTTCCTAATCAGGACACTTTTTCAAATTTCCTTCCGCAAAGCGGCGGCACGAATATCGCTAATTTTTCACCTGCGCCTGACGGTTCGATGGTCGCCCTCGACGGCACGACCAATTATATCTGGGGAGGGAATGAAGCCCGTTGCGCTTCGTTTTTAAACTTCGACGCCGTTTCGTCATCATTCCTTTATGATTTCACGACACAGGTAAATAACACCGCTGTCAATGCCAATAATCTGGCAACGCTGGTAGCTGACGCTAGCGGCAACACGTCTGTGTATATAGGGTCTATCAGGCCGTTAGAGGGTGTTAAATTCTATATCCAAACAGGAAATACGACCACGGCCACGGCAGGCGTGACGCAATGGAACGGCACGGCATGGAGTTCTGTTTCTTCCCTGGTTGACGGAACGGCTGTTTCCGGCAAGACGATGAATGCCACGGGAGAAATATCCTGGTCGAGCACTGTCTCAACGTCAAAGCTCACCGTCATCAATAATATTGCCCTGTATTATTACAAATTCACGTTTACCGGTATGCCAGGCGGCGTAACGGTTTCTTTCTGCACGGTGGACGCGCCTGTTCAACCGATCGTGGATATCTGGGACGGTTCGGAACGCACGATTGTCGGAGCGCTGGATTATAATTCAAGTGCGGGGTTTGCCGACTATACAACCAATGTCCTGAAACGGGATTATGATTCAAACAACAGTCTTTCTTACTGGAATGTTATGAAAACCGGTTCGGGAACAACAGACTGCATTTATCTGGCTTTTACAGAGCCCATGATGGGTTTTATTATTAATTTCAATAACGCTTACCAAAACAATCAAACGGGCGCGACTATGACGGTTCAGTATTGGAACGGTGGATCATGGGTCAGTGTCACGTCTTTAGTGGACGGAACGGTGGGAACGGTAGCAGGGAACTCGACTTCTTTGAATCACAGCGGCGATGTCCTGTGGCAGCAGCAATCTCCGGCCGCTGAATTCCAGATTAAAATTAATCAGGAAGGGCCGTTTTACTGGTATCGTGTCTATTGGAGTTCGGGTCTATCGACCGCCAATGGCGGAGCGGTTGACCTTGATTATATTGCCGGTATTCCGTGCCAGAAGCAGTTACACCCTTACAGGTTTGGGGCTATGTGGGCGGGTCGGCTGTGGCTTTTCAACGATCAGAGCCAATACAATAATTCAGCCATTTATACGGCGCTTAATACGTCCAATGTTTTCAACGGGACGGATTCCGGGACTTTGCAGTTCGGCGATCAGACGCCGGTTATGGCCGCAGCCGCTATTTACAATATGTATTATATGTATAACGGCCTTGAACAACTTCTCGTTACCAAAGAGAATGAAACCTATCGCGTGACAGGCACTAAACCGTCTGACTGGGTTGTGCAGCGGATATCCGCGAATGTCGGCTGCGTGGCTCCTCTTTCGATGGTGTCGGCTGATGTGACCGCCATCGAAAACGCCAAAAAGCAGGTGGCTATCTGGGTGGGCGACAAGGGCGTTTATGTTTCCGACGGCGCAACGGTGACGCCAATTTCGGACGATATTAGATGTTATTTCAATCCAAGCGATATCCGGTATATTCCCACGTCCATGAGGTCAAAAAGCGTGGGTTGGTATGATCCGTCCATCAAGTCTTATAAACTCCTGATTGCTTCCGGCGCCGGGGCGACCACGTTAAACACGGAGCTGGAATATTCCCTTCAATATCAGGAATGGACAAAGCTTTCACGGCAGATAGGATCAGGCGGGGCAAGGACTAATCCCCTTCAATCCGGATGGCAGGTTTATGATACCAACGGAATCAGTTACACCTACGGCGGAGATTCAAACGGGTTTATTTACCGGCTGGAAGACACAAACCGCTGGGACGGCACAAGCATAACTTCTTATTTGCAGACGAAAGATATTCTTCCCGAACCGAACGCGCCGCTCCTGCATGACTCGACCATCGAATACCTGCAGGTGGCATATCTTAAAAAACAGACGGGACAGATTACGATTCAGCATTTCGGGGACGGCATGACAACCACCGATCAAATTAACGGTCAGGCGGGGCCTGCGGCAATTTCAGCGGCGAACGCTTTGGGCTCCGGTTATAATACGCAGTCGGTTCTTCTGGGGCCGAATCTTTATCATTCGTTTTTGTTTCAGGCCACGACCAATGTTGATGACGGTTTGGAATTAACCGGATTTTCATTCTATTACGACGTGCACACGGCGATAAGGTAGGGACTATGGACTATGATAATTTTATTCAATCGTTAAGGGACTCAAGAACCAGAGCGCAGGCGCAGGGACGGCCTCTTTCGGCACAGGAAGCGCAGGGCGATACGCAGCCAGTCTTTCAACAGCAGGGGCAGCAGCAGCTTCAAAGCCAGGCATTGAACACTGATTATGACCGGCTGGCGCAGGAACGCTGGAAGACGATGGCGATGATGAACGCGGCGGATCAGTCCTCACGGAATATGTTGTGGCAGAACTTGCTCAAGGGCGGAGGATCGCTTGCCATGATGAATTATTATAACAACCCCTATAATGGCAATGGAGGGTAATATGAATTTGGATTTAGCAGGGTTATTGAATGAAGCAAGGCGGCAGGCGTTGCTTACCGGCAAGCCTTTCACGGATCAGGAAACGCAGGGCATAACTCAGGGATGGCGAAACGCGCAATTAAACTTAACCAATGAACAGCGGCAGAATCAGCTTGCGCAGGATCAACTGGCGCAAAACCGTTGGGCGACTCAGGCGCAAATGGATGCTGCCGGGAAAGCGCAGAATAACCAGTTATTCGGGAATCTGATCAATACCGGCGGTTATTTGCTGGGTACGGAATATATAAAAAACAAAGCGGCTGGCACGCCGGGCGATTCTCTAATTTCAAAAGGATGGAGCGGCGCAAAGGATTTGTTCAATAACGGAATGGATAAAATGGGCAATCCGTTCGGCTTCGGGACTCCG